ATCAGCACCGTGCTTGCGAAGATCTCTGCTCTTTCCAGGCCACCAATTACGGCGCTCGTCATAACTCTCTCTGCACAAATCAAAGTACGCCTCAAGCTCAACCACTGATTGGTCGTAGGCGTACCGAAGGGACTTGATGTCTGGTTCAGCACTAACGTAGGTTAGTGACTCTGAAACTGAATCACTCTGCATAAAATCTGCCTTTAATATCTTCTAGAAGGTGGTTTACGTACCACTTATGAACACCTATTCTATCACACAATTCTGATGGGGGTATATCTTGTTGATCTTCGCCCTTAATAGTCCTAACAAATATTTCCCAAGCAAGAAGTCTATCGACCTGCTCATCTATAAATGCCTTGTCTACAACTAGGTTACGCAACGTATCTGTAGCTTCGTCCTCTAACATCTTCTATCATTTCAATGGTTATTGTCTTTCCCTTCATCTTGCCCTTGTATCTCCTAGGGATAACCACAGGTACTTTCATCTTGATCTCGTCTATGTAAGCAAATACATAGCTAGGGTTAGGAGCTTCTGCCAGTACCTTGCCTTTGAAGTGCTTAGGAACAATCTCTTCGATGTACATACAGTCAACTAAAATCTTCTGACCTTCTTCATTTACCCAAGTGTTCCTGCCCTTGCCTGTAAGCATTTCAGCAGATAACTTTCGTTTAGCTAGGTTAAGAAACGAATCAAAGCTTGATTCGAACCTATCTGCAATTTTAGTTAGTTTTACTTTAGCCATATCTAATATCCTGATCCTATGCGGGTTGTCATCATGCTTCGAGAAAGTACGTGGTCAGGGCCATCGCCTCCATTCGCCATTCGCAAATAACGAATAATATCAAAGAAGTCCTTTAGCGGCTCATCAGCCTTACCTGAAGCGTTGTAGTTAATTAAAGAGTCTATTAGGTTTCCGCAGTCCTCATGCACGTAGCACCTAGGTCTGTTAGCGGAATCTATTGGTACGTTTGGATTGTAGCTGAACCATTCGTCTATAGCACTAATGCCTATCTCTTCCATTCTGCCATCTGAAGGAATAAAGGTCATTCCACAATCATCGAACTCAGTGAACAAGTCATCGTTGTCGGAGTTCTCCTTAGCAAAGTACCGACTATCACCTATACGCTCAAATACTTCTATCTCAATGTCATCCTCTATCTCCTCGAACAAATCAACGTACCCCTGTATGTTGTACCCTATCTTCTTTGATGCTGGCCCATAACGCCACTTAGGATCACCGAACACAGCCCATTCTCCGTAGTAGTCCCTGTCAGGCCACTCCTTACGGATGTACACGTCTCCCATTTCGTTTACCGCTGCCCATATAGCCACGTAGTTCCTAGCTCCTGCTGGGTCAACTACCTGATAGCAAGTATACCTATGCTGGTCAGATATGTCAGGGAAGGACATACCGTACTTATTAGGCTCGTCATTTAATACGTTAACCTCAGTGTTAAACAAGGGCAACAAAGAAGTCATGCTCTTAACGGGTATACCGTAAGCACGTACTAGTATCTCTTCTTCTGGTCTGCCTCTAAGGTCTTTAGCTATACGCTCATAACCACCAAAGGGGTTCTCATCTGAGTGCAGGTACACCACTGAGGCATCCCTAGATGGGCTGTACTGCTTAATGGGAACTTCCTTATCTATAAGTACACCAGTACGAGTCTTAAGCGTTTCTACGTCCTTTAAGTACTCTGCCACAAAGGGAGTATAACCATCAATAGGAGTAAAGCCTATGCCCATCTTAGCGTCCCTAGTAGCCAATCGGAACCTAAGGGTATTTACCAATGAAGCATCACCGAGGTACTCATCTAGCCACGCACCTACATTTAAGCCCTTAGCGTCTGGAAAGCCGAACTCAAAGCCCTCTAAGATAGTCTGGTTGTTGCTGTACTGGGTGTACGTCTTGAAGTCTACACGGGTACGGGTATCAGGGAAGATAAAGCTCTTAGCCGTGAACCCGTTCTGCATACTGTAATTAATGTACCCCTCGATGCTCTTAGTCTTCTTCTTGAACTCCTTAGGCATCATCTCCCATATAGCTGCTTGCTGCACCTTAATGGAAGTATCCTCGTTCTGGGAAAAGCATACTAAGTGACCATCATTGCTTTCAGTCACTGCTTCCATTACAATCTTTGCGAACCCAGTGGTCTTGCCTGATCTGTTACCACCAAGAACCAAGCACTCGTTGTAATCTTGCAACCCCTCCTTGATTCTTTCCCATCCAGGTAGGTTAAACCCATGACGAATAGGATCGTCCTCAGATGCCTTAATCCTGCTCTCATGAGCCTTGTGTAGCTCCTTAAGAAGATTAAGGTTATTCTCGTACAGCCAGACAATTTCCTCTGCTGTAGGAGGAGTCAGAAGGGGATGTTCAGTAAACTTAATTATTTGTCCAATCTATTTCCTCTAGCTCCTGCATGGACTTCTTAGCAACTAAGGCCAATAAGACAGCTAGGTTTTCCTGGAAGTGCTCGTCATCCATTTTATTAAAAACATCGTACTCGAATCCATCCTCTGTAACAGTAGCAACTAAAACAGCTTGCCACCCTGGAGTAATAGTGTCTAAGCACTTATGAACTAAATCTGGGTTATTGTTCATTAAATAATTCTTGTTATGTCGTGCTTAATGGGATCACTTTTAAATGGCTTGCCTTCAATTCTAGAATCTTTGTTTCCACCTCTAAATCTACTTTCGTACTCTTGTACATCTGTGCAAAAAGGCTCCTTAGGACGGAATACCCTATTGTAACCTTCGTAAAACTTGTCCCAGTTAGACACCCTATTTCTGTCGCCTTTACCGTTCATTCTTTATTTATATCTTCCTTAAGTCCGTTCGTACATCATACTGCATGAAGTTCGATTGGACATCAATTTTACTCTTCTGTCTCATGTACTACATCCGCAGGTATAGCATCATTAGCAATCTGGTTTCTTGCCTTTTCCATTAACTCCCTGTAGTCCTCGTCAGTGTAAACCTTTTCCTCACGGTTAATACTCGTAGCTTCACCCCTAGCCAATAAAGCCTCTCTAGCTGAGTTAGCCTTAGCTATACTAATATCCTTAATGTCCTTAAAGGTAGGCTTAATCTCACCTGAGTCCATGTCCTCACGTACCTTCTGAACCATATCTTCCTCTAAGGAACTAATATGCAGATAAGAATAAGACGCTAATTGACCGCCTAGTTCTCTCCATTTGCCTAAGTGGTCAGCGTAAGTAGCTAGTACCCTAACAATAGTATTCCTCTTAAACCCGTACTTACGTACTAGCTGAGTCTGAGTCTTGCCACTAGCACTAAGGAACAATATCTTAGCTGCTTTCTCAGGATCATATCTTTCTAATGCCTTAACACCATCAAGCTCAGAACTCTTAACGAACTCCTTGATCTTTTCATCTATGTCAGATAAAAGCTTTTCCTTGATTAATTCTTGCTGCACGTTATCCTTATTGCACATTATTATAATTATGTCAAGCAATACGTACCGTAAACCCCTTGAGTGCAACAATTTTTAAAGGGGTGGTTTATGTATATATAATAACAGCTGCACTCGCACGTGAACCCCCTCCCCCCTCTATTAAAGCGCGCACGCGCACCAGGTATTAAGGGGGAATTTTATCAAGAAGCGAATTTTGTTTCTGGATTGGGGATTCATTCCAAGGTGATTCATTCGCTGGGTTTAGTTTAGGGGGTATCAATTCGTTACCAATTCGCTTAACTCCTTTGGTCTTTTCCCCTTCACTGCGTTTGGATTGTACAGTATTGAATCAATTCAGTCAACCGATTCTAAAGTTTTTTGCTTAAAATCGTTATTTGTAAATTGCCTTTATTCAAGTACTTACAGATTCGCCTAAAAATAATTGAAAATAATTATCGCCATCTTTCCCCAATTTGGTAGATTTTTGGCGTTTTCAATTAATTCAATCAATTCAATCTATCATCACCATGAATCACCAAGAAAAAAAACTCGGATCGGAAAAACTCGGATTGCAAATTAGGCAGGTAGGGCTAGACCTTGAGGAAAAAAAAGAAATCTTTGAAACTCTTTTAGAGTGTGAAATTTTAACAGAGGGCGAATTGAGGTTGGTTTGTCACGTCGCTGGAAATACCCTTGAGACAGCTCGCGCAGTACTTTACTCAAAATTGGGTTTCAATTCTCTTTCCCAATGGAAAGAAGAAGAGGAATCAATGATTTAAAACCACTAACACAGAGGAGATTATCACCATGAAAAAAACCATCACAAAAACAGAAGACAAAACAATCCGCTTGAATCTCAACCACTGGTTTAGGGTTTCAAGTTTAGAGAATCGCCACAGTGGCGCTAATTGGTACGCTGACGCTCGTAAATTCACCATTGAAACTGCGGAAAAATTCGGTGTGGATCGATACAAAGTTGCGGCCGTTGTCAGTTCCCTCTCTCCCAATAATAAATGGGAGAGAAACAAGATTGACGCCATCGCAGTGATCAACGCATGGCAAGCTGGACTTGATGCGGATAGCGTGAAAGTCTGTACTTATGGCGCGAATAAGCGCAGAGCATTTAGAATTCTAGATGGGGAATTGATTGCGGAAACATCACCAAAAACTCACGCATTCGCCATGAATATCGCGCATCTTTCGGAATCTCATATTACGATTGATAAATGGCATATCCGCGCTTGCCTATGTTCTCCAGATCAAGGCATCGTTGATACTGTGGAGACCATCACCGCAAAGCAGTACAGACGAATTGAGCGAATAACGGCGGAAATTGCGCGTGATCATGGGTACAAAGGATTCGAATTCCAGGCCATCTTATGGGTAACGATCAAGGAAGTTTGGGGCCGATAGTCACAAACCACAAAAACAAAGGAGAAAACAACATGGATCCACTATTGAAACAGACACAGAAAGACGTTGCCAAGCACTACGCACGTAAGATAGACCTTGCGGGATTGGCAGAACTAGAGGCAATTGATAAAAAAATTGAACGACACTATAACAACGGCACGCTAAGCGCTGAGGATTTCGGCAAGCTATCCGTCCGAACCATGGAGGAGATTTGTAGGTATCCATCAGAGCAAGAAGCAAATCAATGGGGGGAGCTGGATTAATGGACACTGAAACGATACGAATCATAGCAGGGGCGATTGTCCTTGCATCACTACTGGCAACAAAACTACAGGAAAGGAAAAGCAAATGATTGATTGGATATTATTACTGACTGCACTGATAGCGGTCGAATCGAGCGGAGATCCTAACGCAATAGGAGATAATGGGAAAGCTTATGGATGCTTGCAACTGCACTCAGCATACGTACAGGACGCAGCAGAGTACGCTAGGCAAGATTGGACGCACGAAGACGCATTCGATCCCGAAAAATCGAAGCAAATCGTTAGGGCGTACATGGCGAGATACGCAACAGAGCGTAGACTAGTCAGAACTCCGACATATGAGGACATTTCAAGAATCCACAATGGAGGCCCTATGGGGTTTAGAAAATCAGCTACAGATAAGTACTGGCAGAAAGTGAAGAAAAAGCTTGAACAGCTAGGGGTGCAGGGTCTTTAATGGCATCTTCACTAACAAAATAAACATAACAATACGCATGAAAAACAAAACACACACACACAAGGCACTCGAAGGAGTGCTTACAGACATAGAGGAGATCCGAAAGGATGTAACGAGTGGCGAGAGAGTATTTGCAGATATGCAGCTCGATCATTTAACTAGAACTGTAAGGTCTATCCAACGGGAACAGCTCCCAATGGACGTGGACGACGCAAAGGCCGAGGGATTATCTTACGCATACAACGACGCTGCCGACAATCTCAACAGCTTATCCGCTAGGATTTACGACATATGCTCGCCAGGCATCTGCTCGCCAGGAGAGTGCAATACCACGCCATGAGCAAGTGTTATTACAGCGAGTGGAATCAGGGCAGCCTATCGAGAAACCTTATGGTTGACGAGGAGTTACCCGAAACAGATGATACGATCTGGCCAGAAAAACCTGAAGGAATTTTGGCAGATCTTTTAGATAGAATAAACATGGAGTACCAAGAAATCATAAAACAAAATGAAACCAAATAATACAATAGAAGTAAAAGTAGAAGACGTACGCTTTGACGTGCAAATGGATGGAGACTGCCCACAAGATATGTTCGCTGATGGGGTATGGCTCGTTGGCTCTGTTCAGGAGCTATCGTGCGTACTAGACCCTAAGGTCTACGATGCAATCGAAGAGGCAGCACGGCAAGAAATCATAGAGAGGCAGTACGATGGTGCCATTGAGAGATACATGGAGGAGTGCATAGGATCATGACTAAAGAACAGAAAGAAAATATACAGAAACAGAGTATGTGCTACGCTGATGTTAGCAGTGCGTACTACCTAGGAAAGCAGTTCGCCCTTAAGTACGGGAGTCAAGTGCTAGGCACAAGCTCTACACCATTCGGAGCGAAGCAGGCTAAGAACCGACTTCAAAACCAGCTTGGCGTAAAGGGCGTAAAGGTTGTACCACTAGAGAAGGTGGTGCAGGATCATAGAGAACTGATGGAAGGCCCATGCGGTAAGAAGATCATGAGGGCAGTCGGTCAAGAAAAATACGATGCTGAAGTCCAGAGGATAGCCGATCTCCTGAACCCAGTCAACGATAGCGAAATGGAGGCCGTTAAGGAGGTAGCATTGGACAACCTTATGAAGAAGGCAGTAATAGAAGCCATACCATGGGGGACACTAGTAAGATAGTTATGAAGTACAACACAGAAAAAATACGCGCACTAGGCATAGATCCTAGTGACCTGAGAACTTCCCTGTACTGCCACTGGGAGATGGAGAAGCTGGACTATCACCTAGACAGGATGGTTTCCTACTTGATTGAGAACAGGTTACCACACGCACTGTCCCGTATAGTGATTGATGAGATCGAGGAAGGCAAGGATGAGCTAAGGAAGATCTTCGATTACTTGTACAAAAAGGAGGGTCGGCTTGACAAATGAAGAAAGTTTGTCCAATTCCTTTCTGCGGTAGTAATACCATCAAAGATAGTTGCACCCTTGCCTTGAAATCAGGCGTACCTAGTGGTACAAGGGACATCGGTTACCAGAACTCGCCCGTCTGGTTGTAAAAAGGATTGCGAAAGCAATGGCTAATGCCTGACCAAAGAGGATCATAGTGACGTACCGAGTCCTCTCAGGCACCAGCTCTACATTGACTCATTACAGGGATCAAGGATAGAATGGTTAGTCCCTTGTAGGGGCTAATTGTACCCAGATACAACGATCTATTAAGGGATTAGAGGACAGATTAAACTATGGGATTAACGATAGAACAACAGCACGTGATGGACTGTATGCTTACTGGCAGACAGGGCAGTAGACTAATATGCTTTGGGTCAGCGGGTACAGGTAAGTCATTTCTGATAAAAGAAATAGTTAAGACATTCAACTGTTCGATCTTAGCAGCACCAACTGGCAGAGCAGCTACTATCATTGGAGGCAGTACAATACATAAGTTGTTCGGGATACCATCAACTCATCCAATCAATCCAGACTTCAAGGAGCAGCCAGTACACAGGCAGAGGTTCAACGATCCATCTTGCAGGTACTTCGGAGGACAACGCAAAGAAGTTCTGAAGCACTGCTCGTGGATTATATTGGATGAGATTGGTATGGTAAGATGCGATCACCTTGACTTCATTGAAGCAGCGTTACGTAAAGCTCGTGGATCTTTCGAGCCATTCGGAGGAGCTAAGATTCTGTGCGTTGGAGATGTCGGCCAGCTTCCACCAGTTGCCCAGGGCAGAGATGCTAGTACATTAAAACGTTACGGTTACAAGGCTCCGTTTGGATTATTCCAGAGCAATGTACTGAACACTGACTTTCATCAGGTCAGTCTTACAAAAGTAATACGCCAGGAAAATCCTATCGAGGCTAACATCTTGAACAGAATTAGAGTGGGTGCTCAGACCAGAATAGATATTGACTATCTGAATACACGTGTGCAAGCACCTGATAGTAAAGCAGTTATACTGACTCCACTCAGGAAGATACGTGACGATATCAATAAGAAAAAACTTAATGACTTACAAGGAAGGCTATTGTGTTTTTCCGCCACTCGAACTGGATCGTTCAAGAAGAAGCGAGACAAGGATCTTCCTATCGAAGAGAAGATATACTTGAAAGATTATTGTCGTGTAGTTGTGAAAGCAAACATGACCTATAAGGTGATGGGAGTTACGCAAAGGATTGTGAACGGAGACACTGGTACGTTTTATGGAGTTGATAAGCGTGGCCGTATGATTATTCACAGGGACTCCGACAACAGCATGATTTACCTAAAGCCTAAGAAGTACCAAGACAGTACGCCCAAGGTTACGATTGAGGATGGAGAGGAAAAGGTTACCGACGAGAGCAAGGGTCAGTACATTCAATTCCCTATCCAGCTAGGGTACAGCATGACGATCCACTCCAGCCAAGGAAGTACACTGAACAAGGTACATCTACAGCTACCAAGGCAAGTGCCCATGGCTCCAGGGCTAACTTACACAGCCTTATCTAGAATCAAATCGTTCTCTGACTTGACATTATCCAGAGATCTGCAAATGTACGATATATGGAGCGACGTTTCCGCTTCTTTTCACCATCAACAGTACGAGTTTAGTTACTAGTACATAACAAGAAACCAATAAAACATATGAGAGACACACGATACTGGAAAAAAGACAACGCAAAGGGAGGTTACTGGAGTAAATGCCGTGACCAAATAAGCAATGAGCAAGCCAATGACGGTAGAGTACTACACAAGTACACTAAGCCTTCACCTGGCGAGAGATGGCAGTACACTACAGATAAACTGTTCGGTAATATCGAGTCCGTTTACATCGACAACGGAATGTACGGTGAGGTTCTAAACATAGGACTTCAGAACGATCAAGGAGTAGATGTACTTAGCGTACCTGTATGGAAAGACAAAGCCAACGGTAAGTTAGCTGTTGATTTCAAGGGGATCGCTAAGAAAATTCCTAACATCTCTGTTCATTCTCCTTTGAGTGCAGCTACTTGGATAAACTCTAAGGGAGCTTACACGTTCAAAGATCCACAGGGGAATGAGCGTACAATCGTACCTATCTACATCACGATGCAGCAAGGTGGAGCTAACGTTGCTTCAGCGTTCCCTTATGAGGACGGTAAGTACGTTGGAGTTCCTGAAGCAGATTCTGCTAAGATCGGGGACAAGACGTACTTCGACTTCTCTAAGCAGAACGACTTCTTCGTGGACACAGTTAATCGCTTCATCCAAGATAATCAATCTGTCTTTGAGGAACGTAAGGCTAATCGCTCCGCGACTCCTGCTGAACAGGAAAGTCAAGAGCCTAAGAACATTCCTGTCACAGCTAATGCTGCTGACGATAGCGACGACGATCTA